CATTTGAAATTTAAAATTAAACACCTCTTCGGAATTTGAAACCTCACCAAATGAATCAAATCTAAAATCGTTTTCATTTACTGGAATAACATAATTTTCATCAGGTACTAAAAACCCACGTTCAATTAAATTTGAAATTGGAATGCCTGTTATTATATCATCAAAAACATCTGACAAATAAAAATCTTTTTTAAATTCTATTCTTTTTTCTAAATGTTCTTTGTGCATTTTTTTGTCTTCAAAATCATAGAAGTATTTATCAACTCTGTTTGAAACTGGAGTAGCAGTAAATCCGATTATTTTACAAGTTGCTATTTTTAAAATTTTCTCATAGCATAAAATATGACATTCGTCAATTATGATTAAATCAAAATCGTTTATCATTTCAGGAGTTTTTTTTATCCTTGAACGCAAAGTTTGAGCCATCGAAATAATTACTTTATCATTTGGAATTAGTTTATCTTTTGCTTCAAATGTTCCAGCACCTTTAATATGGTTAGATGTTTGAATAACTAACTCAGAACTGTCTACAAGTATTAAAACTCTACCTTGATAATTTTCTGCTAATTCTGAAAAAATAACCGTTTTTCCTCCGCCAGTTGCGAGTTGAACACATATTTTTTTGTGGTGGTTTTGATTTATTTTCTCTAATAAATCTTTTTGGTAATCTCTTAAAATCCTCATAAACGTAAAAACCCCACAAATCCGAGGTCGCTGTCTCTTCATTGCGGGGATTTTATAAAATTTCTATAAGTGTCAGCGACAACACGAGTACAAATATAACTAAATATATTTATTCTTCGTTCTTTTCACTAACTTTTTTTTACCATCCCTCCCACTTCTAATTTTCTGCTGAGTTTTTATACTTTTCTTATCGTATTTCAGCATCGTTTTACGTTGGGTGATCAAGTTGTGTTCGTGTACCGAATACGAGCAACTGGAGAGCAAAAAAATTAAAAGGTATTTCATAGGGTAAAGATAAAAAAAACCTCGTCAATTAATAACGAGGTTAAAACTATCAATAAAGGAAATTAATTCAAGTTTTATTTTTTTAATCTATTCACCATCATCGCAATTAAAGTTTTGACAACCATTGTTTATAAATCTGTTCCGCTATTTTACCAGTCATTAATGGTGGAACTGACATACCAATTAGATATTTAACGGCTGACTTAGAATTATTTTCATTTAAAAAATTATAATCTAAAGGATATGAACCTGTAAGCATAATATCTTTATCAGTACATATTTTACCGTCAAAATACCTCCGATCTGTTTCACCGCTTGTTATTGTTCCGCAAACTTCGTCGTCGTGTCTAATCATTGCATTAAATCCGCTAAATTTCCCATAAATACGTTCATTTATATCAGAACAACATTTATCAGATTTTATCCTAAATTCCATCAATTTACCTCTTTCGGTTTCAGCATCATCAATGCCATTTTCATCTCTGTATTCTCCAAACAAGATTTCTTTCTCATTAAATTCTAATTCAATCTTTGGAAGTTCCGTAAACATATCTACAGCTTCCATAAATTTAGGTGCTAAATCTTTACGTAAAGCAACAAAAAATACTCTTTCTCTACGTTGTGGCACTCCCATTTTTGAAGCATTTAATAGAAAGTGTTGACACGTATAACCAGCTTTATCGAATGCTTTATAAATCTCAATAACATACTTTTTTGCTTCACCTAACAATAATCCTTTTACATTTTCAGCTACAACTACTTTCGGCTGTAATTCTTTTGCGAGGTCTATAAAGTCAAAGAATAGAGTATCTAAAACTTGTAATTCTTGACCCTCACGAAATTTCTTTTCTTTACCCCAGTCTTTCTCACGATTACCAGCCATTGAAAACGAGCTACAAGGTGGCGAACCATCTAAAATATCCAATTCATATAATTCTTTTGGTAAATCTTTACGTTTTGCAAATGTTGTAATACTTTCTAAAAAAGAGTATTTAGGTTTATGATTTTCTTTGTAAACCTCAACCATTTTAGGGTCTATATCATTATGCCCTATAACATCAAAACCTGCTAATTTATAACCCATTGTTGAACCACCACCACAAGCAAAACAACTAAACACTTTACCTTTATCTTTCGTGAAATTAGCATCTTTTAAAGTCCAATTATAATTCATTTTATTCTCCATCATCGCAAATATATTTACTTTTAAAATTCGTTACATTGAATCCGAATAACTCTCGTCTGTTGTGCTTCATAGTTACACACCCTCGAATATGATCTCTATATGCTATCTCTTTGATTGACTTTATAGTTTTAAAGAAGTTGTATCTCTTTCTGTTTTGGTTTGATCCTTCGCTTTGTAGGTAACACTTAAATCTTATTTCACGTTCCATATCACTTAACTTTAAATCCATCGTTCCATATATAAAAATTATTCTCAATCCATTTCTCAAATGAAATTGTAATAGCATTCATTTGCTCAGCAACTGCTTCCTTTTCGTCCTCAGGACATTTATAGAAGATACTATTTATATTTTGATTAAGCACCTTTACAACTTCATTTGTATAATGCTCTGGAAATACTTTGTTAAGGTCTTCCAGGTACTCAATAAATACTGGCAAACATCCAGCAATTACACAAGCCTTTACGTCGAAATTGTTTTTATCCTCTAAATACATTTGTTGGCGGTATTCTTTCGCTAACTTTCTTTTGTGTCTAATTTGTTTTTTGTCTATCATAACTTTACTCGTTTTAAATCATTTCGTAAACTGCTCGTAACTTCCTTGAAGTACTTATCACTCTTTAATTTCTGATATTGACCTAAATAATAAATAATAGTATCATGATTTAATTCAAAGAAACTACCAATGAATTGCAACGTCATCGTTGTATGTTGTTTTAAGTGGTTAACAAGGACGATTCTGTTATAAACTAGCATTTGCTTTCTGCTTCTATTTTTAAGCCCGTACAAATCAATTAAATCTAATAACTTAATCGGTGTTTCTTCCGTTGGCTCAACTTCTTCTGTCGGTGTGTATTCAAGGACTTCGTTAACAAATCTGTCTAGTCCATCTAGATCAAACTGTATTTTCGTATTGAACCTAATAGACTGTAGGATATTCAATTCTAATCCCAAATCTTTCAGCATTTGTAAATTTTTCATATTGTAATCGGTTTTTCTGCTAATGCAATTGCTATTGTTTCACTCTCAAATCTCATATTTTTATACAATTCGCTCCATTGAATTTGGTAGCCTTTGTCGAATAGTAGTTTTTCCATTTCAGGCGTGTACCAGCCCAATAAACTAACTTTGTATTCTGTGATGTCTACGTTGAAAAAATTGTCTAAATTCAATTCGTAGTGTAATTTCGTTGCTAAGTCTAATTTGCTTTTCATAATTATTTGTTTTTTGGTGTGTAACTATTTTTTTCCCATCCTTGTTTTACTTTCCCTAATTCTACTGCATACATTCCGAAGAACCACATGCTCCATTGATTGAAATTCTCGGGACGATCTTTTGGAAATACTGTTTTTGAAATTCTAATTGTTTTCATAATTTTTTAGTATTTTAATTTGATAATTTCTTCTTTTACATTATTTAAGTGCATTAGTTGTTTTTCATGACCATAAGCAAGATTAAATCTAATTTGTATCATAGTTTCATCAACAGCAATTATTGAACATTCTTTACATTGATTAATTGATAAATAACCTAATTTAAAATATCTATCAAATATGCTATATGCTTCTAATTTTGCACCATCACTTTTTTTTGTTTTCATAATTTTTGTTTTTAAAGGTTATTATTTTACTTTGTAATATTCGTCTGTTTTTAAAAATTGCTTCCAATCATTTTCTGTATTATATTGATTAGATTCAAATTCTTGTTTACTCATTTTAAACGTGCGATATTTTGCAGTTTCATTTTTGATTGTAAATGTTCTCGCTGATTTGTTTTGTGTAACTTTCATAATTTTTTATTTTATCGTTTGAATATATTTCAGGGTTAAATTCTCTAATCCAAACTATATTATATTCTTTTGGATTTGTTGTAACTACGATACCTTTTACTCGGCATCGTAGTTTGTATTTTTTTAGCATAGTTTTAATGATTCCTCAATTACTTCTGTTGCTTGTTCTTGATTTAAGTTAAAGTTTTGCATCAACATATTTGATAATGCGAAGATGTGTTTAGCATCTGTAAAACCTTGTGCAATCATTTTAGTTAATGCTTCTTTTGAAGTTAAGATTGCTTTTCCGATGTTTAATTCTGTGTTTTTCATAATTTCTAAGTATTTCGTTTTTGTATACCACAAATCTACGGAACATATATTGATCTACCAAACATTATTCACATTATTTTTAAAATAATTAACAAACAAAAAAATAACTGCCTAGTATTTAGACAGTTATTAATAAATTATTTTTTCTGAAATGACTTAACCACCTCTTTAAATTCACATATTCTCTCAATAGGTATCAATGCTTTTACAATCTTTGCGTTTATGATTTTGGGCCTCCCAGCTTTCTCGTAGGTAGATTGCGGAATCTCCGTTGTATATTTCTTCTCTTTGCTCATATCTAAAAATTGGTATTGTTTCTTTTTGTTTGTGTGATCTAAGGCATAGTATTAACACTATGCCTATTGATGCTCCTATTAATATCTTATACATTCTTAATTGAGATTGAATTTTTGCTAAACGTTATAATTGGACGTTTAAGAATTTCCCCAGTTGATTCGTCTAAACTTGTCAAAGATGATAAAGCCACTTGCTTATATTTGTCCTCAATTTCTTTCAAGTTGTCTTTAGCAATTTTCCATTCATCAATGTTTGAATAGTCAATCATTCTTCTACCATCTACCTTAGTTACTTTGAAATTACCAAAATTAAAAGTTTTCTCTGTACGTTTTTCTGCTTCCTCAATCGCTAACATTTGAACTTCGATTTTTACTTTTTGTGCTAGGTCTTCAATCTCTTTTGCTTTACCGTACAATTCTAAAGGATTTAATTCTCCATTTCTAACTGCTTCGATTAATATTCCGAAGTAGTCTTGTAAAGTTGTTGGTGTTACTTCAATCACTGATTGTCTTTGTAAATTTTCCATTTTATAAATTTTTAGATATTTTAATAATTTCCTCTTTAACTGTTAACCAATATAAACTATCGGATAACTCTAATGTATCATACTTTGATATTTCATTGATTATAGCATATACTGATATTAAAGCACATTGTACTGCGTGTGGGTATAACATACACATTGATTCGTTTTTGCAATCTAAATCAACATCATTCATTTTATTGATTAGATTCTTTGCTTGTTGTAATGGTGTCATAATTTCTATTTATTTAGTATTTCGTTAATTTCTAATTCTTGTTGTGCAGTTAACACAAATGATTCTTTTATTTTACCTACAATTTCAATCTCTCCAGCCTCTAAACGTTCACAAATTTTATTAAATTGCTTTTCGTTAATTAGTTGTTTTGGTTTTTCTTGACTGGCTAACTGCCCATCATCGTCCATCGCTTGCATAGATAATAAACTTTGTAAAGTATATCTACGATAGTAAGTAATTGCACTCCCCATCGCCTGAGGTGTTCCAGTTGTTGGTAAATCAATAAATGATTCAATTGATTGTTCTGATTCAGCATCTACTATTCTAGTATAAACTTTACCATTTTCAATAGGTTGTAAGAGTATTAAACCTTTCTCTAGTAGTATTGGCTCAACTGCTTCGATTAATGCGTTTATATCCGCATAAGTGTTTTTAAAATGTGGGTTAGTTTTTGTTTTTAAAACTTTTCCCATTTCTAATTTTGACTCTAATAATTTTGCGTAAATTTTCATAATTCGTTTTCTATTGATTCGTTAATTCTCTCTTTAATGTCAATGATTTGATTATCGTTAAATAAGTCTGAAACTTCCGTCTCTTGAACATAAATAAACAAGTCATACATTTGACCGCCTGATTCGGGTTCGTGTTCTGTTTGCTCTGAAATTGGGTAAATTTCAAACTCGCATCTTAAATCAATGCCTTTGTAATCGATTTTTGTTTCCATAATTTTATTGTTTTAAGTTAATACTCTGCAAATCTACGAAACTTATTTCAATAAAAGTACCTTTTTATTATTTATTTTAACAAAAAAAAAGCGAATGAACTAAATCACTCGCCTTAATTAACCTAACCACCTAAAAATTATGAATTCAAATATAGTAATTATTTCTTTACAAAAAGTACTGCTTCCGCTTTTCTTCTTCTAACTAATCCATTTAATACTTTTCCACCACCCATTATATAGTGAGAAACCCACCAATTTACAATATTCATTTCGCTAAACTTTTCATTGATCATTTTAAACAAGGTCTTAGAACTCCCACAATTCCAACAGAACGAAACTAAAGCATCGAATTGATTTTGATTTAACGGTACTTTAATAGCATCTAAGACAGTCTTTTCGTATTTAGGTAATAAGTCTAAGAATAATTTATTTGCTTCGTCTTGTGTAATCTTATCACCTAACTTAACTTTGTTGCCGTTTGTATAATAGGTATTCCCGAAGCCAATCGTATTAACTCCAGCACTACATTTATATGCGTTTAATTTGCACCCCTCGAATGACTTAATTAAATCGACTCCCGTTTGACTTGTTTTCATTTTGCTCAATAATTAAAATTACTACTATTGCTAATAATATAGCGAAAGTCGAAATCATTGCTTAGTCAACTTCGATATAGCCGAA